GCTGACGCTTTGTGTATTCCTTGCCATCCACCGTTGCAGCGATGTCGTCGGGGCCAATGTCCGAGGAGTCATCAAGCCGCGTTTCCGCGAACTCAATCACTTCCTTGATTTCCTTGGCCTTTTCGGAGAGCCCAGCCGCATCCTTGATAGACGCAAATGGGTTGTCCTTCACCTCTTCTACCGCCTTGGCAGTGGTATCACTTCGACGGGCAAGCTCGCTTTCCAAGAAGCGCACGCGCTCCTCGGCAGCCTTCCGCTTTGCCGTTAGCTCACCGTAGCGAGCTACCGCCTTACTTCCGATAGACTTAGCCAGTTGACTAAGCTCATCTTCCGAAAGGTCATCCAAGTTTCCAGACTTAGCTTTTGAAAGAACGTCCTGTTTCGTAGCTTCCGGTGCTTCCTCCCCGGCTTCTGGCTTTTCAGCCTTCTCCGTGGATTCCACCTCCTTCTGCTTTTCGGCCTCAGATTCTGCTTTCGCAGTACCCTTACCGGCGAGTCGTCGTTGGATGAAATCACCCTCAGACATGTTATCTGTTTTCACTACTTTTTCTTGGGCCGTAGCGGTGGACCCTGATTCTGGTTCAGACATATTTGTTCCGCCAACTTAACGTCATGGCGATTACGATGGAGCCATTGTAGGGCATATGCTTGACACACAGCACATCTTAGCCACTTTTGGCGTTATAGGCGGCAGCACGTAGAACTCGTACCCGTGTCGATGGCCCTTTGCAGGGTAGCGGATTAACGACCCGCCCAGCCTATTTCATCCGCCTACGGATGTTCTCCCAATCGCCATAGCGAAGGATGTCATCGTAAGCCTGAATCCTACCCGCAATCTGCTGCACCTGGTCGGTGGTAGCACCCCGCAAGTCGCCAATAGCGGTCTCGCGGGAAACGTGCACTTGAGCAATAAAGCGTTGAAACGCCTCAATATGCCCAAGATGGTCTAAGTCCTTCTCGTCCTGAGTCATTAAAATTTCTAGTAGTTTACGGTGTTAGCCTGTTGGGTAGCAACGTCGCCCATGTTTGCGGGAGCGGTGCCAATTTTGCCGATCTCAGCGTTCTGTTGCTGCTGGATGGCGAAGGAATACTGGGCAGAATACTTCTCTAGGCGGGTGCGGAACGACTCGTCCTGCTGCAACCGCTGGGTAATGTCTGGCTGCGCGGCGTATTGCTTGATGATGTCCAACGCGGACCCAGCCCCATTGGGCCGTGCGCCCACCTCAATGCCAGAGAAAATCTTGGTAAGATCGTCCGTAACGTCCTTCACCATCTTGTCTTGCGCGGCCTCTACAGGCTGAAGAATAGCGTCTGCAAGCATTGGATTGATAGCATTAGCAGCAAATTCAATGGCACTATCGAGGTTAATACGGCCACTGCGGTCGTAAGGCACCAAAGCCAAAAGCTGCTCAATTTGCTTCTCACCCGTCTCTGGGTCTGTGTTCTGAACGTCAAAGGAAATGGCAATGTCAACGTCCGCGTCTGGATCGCCCTTGTTGTAGGTTTGGGCGTCTGGCACGCCCGTAACGCGGAAATAAAGCTGTTCTGGCCCAAATCGCTGATAGGCGTTGTAAGCCGCCTTAATCACGCCCTGAACGTGCGCCAAGAACTTGTCCACGAAATACTGACGCCGGGAGGCCGAAAGCGGGTTCTGGAAGTCCAACCCCATTAACTTGTCTGCGCTGGCAAGAAGGGATTGTTCCATCTCTACGCTGCCGGGATTATAAGCCGGGGTTGGACCCCATTCGTAGTCGCCCTGCCGCATCCGGCCAATCTTCTTGCCTGGACCCCAATCTGGCGGCGGCTTGCCGATAGGGTGCATAAGGGGTGGCATCGTGGCCATGCTGTTACGGTCGGTGCGGCTATCCCGCTCCACCTTAACGCCCCACTGGATGCCCCGTAGAAGCTCTGGCACGGTCTGGAGGTCATACAGCCGCTTGTTGTCCTCGGACAGCCGGGTGACGATGAAGGGGTAGTCCTCGTAGCCGTTCAAAAGCTCAAACTTAGCGTAGCCGGGCACATCCCCCTTGCCCGTGAACAGCGGGGACATCACGGTTTGATAGATGCCTTGGCTTCCGTCCTCTTGGTCAACAAGCCGCTGATAGACGTAAAGAACGTCAATTAGCTCGTCATTCTGCCATTCCGCAACGGTTGTGCGGGTGGTCTGTTCAGCAGGGTTGCCGCTCACAACATCCGTGCTTTGCCCTCTAAAGTGCTCAACGCAGTAGTCCGCCCATTCGCGGTTCCAATCGGACACTTCTACTTTGTTGAGAATTTCTTGCACCGTCATCCTCGTCTTATAGAAGACGTAGGGAGCACGCTGCGGGTCCATGCAATACGGCGGAAACAGCACATCGCCGTCTGGAGCACAGGTTTTAACGCAGGGCCGGTCAATGTCGCGGCGCGTCACCGTAAGCTCACAGGTGCCCTTGGCGCGAAGTTGGTTGATAGCCTTCTTAGCCCGCTTGTCCTTGAGATCGGGGAACACCGACTTAAGCATGGCAATCACCCCTACGTCGTCGCTACCGTCTAGGATGACGGAGGCAAGGCGGGGGTTGCTGGCGGCAATGTCCTCAAGCGAGAACTTCTGGAGGTATTTGTTCTTCTCGCGGTCCCATCCTACGTAGGTGATCATCAGCCCACGCTCAAAGAGGTAGTTGGACGCAAGCTCCATCTCCTGCTTAAAGCGGGGGATGTAGGAGGCAATCATCCACTTAAGGAAGCTAGAAGTCACTTTGGCCTGCGCCATATCGCCCACCTCTACCGGATAGGCTCGGATGTTGGCGCGGTTGAGGGACGTAAGGCAAAGGGCAACGTAAGCGTTAATCCGCTCGTTGATGACATGAACCTCGGTGTCCGATGCCCCATCCCACGGGAAAGAGTCAGCCCCGTGCTTGCGAAGGTCTTCCGCTTTCCCCGGCCAGTAGTTGCGGCGTTCGTCGTAGGAACGGCTACACTGGCTGAAATACTCAGAAAGCTCCGTAACGGTGTTATCATAAGCCGTCTTTAGGACAACAACATCTGGACCCTTCTCGTTGTAAAACGTCAGGGCTTTCTCTTCGTCACTTTTTTGCATTAGGATGGCGGCGCTTTATCTGGCGAATCATACCATGCCAAAACGATACGGGCATGGCCAACTTATCCGTTAACACGCGCTCGGACAGTTCGTGGCCTCCGCGCCCGCAATGGCGTTGCAGAAGCTCCCAGCCAGCCAAGCGGTCGGTTTGCTCGGCAATCCACTTAGGGTCCGTCGTAATGTCAGCGGGAGAGGGATTCATGTCTAAACGTAGTTCCTTTAATGTCTTGGATAGCTTCTACGGTGAAGTGTTTGCCCACAAGCCTATCCTGCATCTTGCGGGGAATGGCAACGGGAATCTTGCCCTTGAAGGTGTCGATGGTGCACCACAGCCAGCGTGGATTGGGTGCCGTCTTAATCCCGTAGGCTTCGTAGCGGTGAGCTACGGTGAGCGGGGCTTCCTCGCTTTGACGGATAAGGTCCGCCCCATCCTCCGTAAACCACGTATTTTTGCCCTTCCCTGTGCTGTGCATGGGCTGCAAGACACGAGCCGCCCGCGCCATTAACTGATCAATCTGCATACCCATTTCTTCGGCCAAAGCCGTGCATTTAATCTTCATGTTGTTCCTTAGCAGTCCCATGCGCGTCTAGACCAGTAGTTTGCAGATAGCTTTCCTTCGCCACCCTTGATTCCAGCAGACCGGGCGCAGTAGCTTTTCTTTCGGTCGGGGCTTCCCTTCTTGATGCTCATGTTGGCATCGCCAAAGCGCACAATCTTCTCCACGCCGTTAGCGCAGGCTTTGACAACAGACTTCTTCCCGCCCTTCACATCTCGGCGCGGAACATTACACTTCATCTCTTTCTTGTTCATGTTAATAGCTTCCTCCTGATTGCTTCATGGCACCTAGCCACTTGGGGTTGACATAACGAATGTCGGCAATAGCAGCATAGCGCACGCAATCCAGCGGGTCTTTCCATGCCTCGTCCTTGCCGCCGTCACCCGTGTATTCCTGAATGGAACGGATGATGTTCTCGCAGCGGTCGGAGATGTAGAAGCGCGGCCTGTTGCTGCCGTCTAACGGCAACTTGCGGTTGTAGGCCATTTTGTTCTGTAACGCCTGCAAGCCGTCTTCAATGTCTAAACCGGGGGCCGGAACAAAGGAAAGCCCGGCATCTGCAAGGTCGTCAATAATGCTAGAGGCTCCCGTAGCCCCCTGATACTTCGCGGCACCCAAACGCGGGTCGATCAGCCGCTCCATGATGTCCTCGCGGTATTCGCCTTCTAGGGTGGTAATGAGGGACACGTATTGCTGGACCCCTTCAATCTGCCCGTCCCGTTTTGCGCCTTCCCCGGCACCCCATTTGCCGTTGCGCCACTCAGCCCAATCCCCGTGGCTGGCATCCGGCCATTCCCTATACACCCACCACGTATCCGTAGCATCTACGGCAATCCACGCCATAAACCACTTCTTACGTCCAGCCGGGTCAAGAACTTGATAGAGCGTGCAGGGGTTGTCTGTCGGGTCTTTCACCCAAGGAATGTCCTCATGCTTCACCACGTTCGTTTCGCGGCTAAAGCAGGGAAACTTGCTAGAAATGCTCTTGGTGGGAACGCCATACACCCGGCACAGAATCCAACTCTCATCCCCCTTCGCCACAGCCTCCTTAGCCACCCGTTCGTAGCCGCTAAAGGGATTGTCCTTCGTGTGAAGGTAGATGATGGCTGCATCCCTGTTAGAGCACTCCTGGACGTAAGGAAGTGCCCTGTTGTGCAGAAGCTCGGCGTTTTTGGTTTCGATGGTTTTCGCGCCATCAAGAAACTGCCTCACCGTCTCAGAGTAGCCGTCAATCGGGGTGAACGTCAGCAGCATCTTGCTGTTACGGGTGGCTAGACGGAAGGCCAGAGTGTCCACCAACTCGGGGCCACCGAGGTATTCGTCGCACCACGCCCCCAAATTAACCGCCGTAGGGGAGAAGGCACCAAGCTCCAGCCCCTCCAGGACAGTTTGATTCTGCGTGTATTGCGAGTATGTCTTAAACAGGATTCGGCTCCCATTGGGGAAGATGAGGCTATTCCCGGCAAAGCCGTTCTGCTTGGTGTAGGAGATGTATTCGTCCTGCCCAAGCGTCTTGTGCTTATACTCCGCTGGAAGCTGGTGGAAGATGGCCGATTGCTGCACAAGCACCGACAACTCAGCGTTTTGGGCAAAGCACACAATCAAGCTGCCCTCGTTCTGCATCGCGCATTTAATTGTCAGCCAAGCACCTAGCTGCGTTTTGCTTGCTCTGTTTCCGCCAAGTGCCATCACAGCATCATGTTGCAAAAGCAACTCCTCGCACCTACGCCAGTTGTCTAGGATGAACCCGTAGCGATAGGGGTCTTGTTCGCTATTCGCGATTGCCGAATGGTAGAGCGTGTGGAGGGAGACAAGCTGCTCCGGCTCCATCATGGCTGTCTCGGCCTCCGTAGGTGGTAGCAGGATGGGGTGTTTACGCCAAACAAATGCCATTTCCGGTTGGATTATGCTATTGCTTTAAACACCACTACAGCAGACGGGAACGGTGCTGAGTTGGCGTGTTCACCAAACTTGAGACGGCCTCGAATAAACCGCACCTTGCCCTTGGCGGCGTAATCGTGCCACCACGCGGTGTCAGTCCTTGCTGGCACTAGGCAAACAACTGTTGCGCCATCCAATGAAGATTTGTAAGCCTTTTCCATCCATTGGTTAATCTCGCGGCCATAAGGTGGGTTCATCCAACAGACACCCATCCATACTTGGGCCAACCCGTCGTCTTCCTTGGTAAAAAACCTCTTGCACTTAGCGTTCTCAACCGAAGCGCAAACGTCTGTCTCAAAACCAAACTCTTCGTTGATCTTATCGAAGAAGTCCTGCGGTGTAGACCACAGGTCGGTTGCGCTGCTAAAGTGTACGGCGGTGTTCATGCGTTCTGTGCAAGCTCTTCCCCTTCTTCTTCATCCTCGTCGTCAGGAGCAGCAGCCTTCTTGGCAACTACCGGCGTAACATCCACTTCAATAGCACTTTGCCGTATCTTAGCCCGCACAGCCTCAATCTCCCGCATAGCATCCTCCAACGACGCCCCTCTCCTGTGCTCTACAATCACCTTGTTCTCCCCTAGGGCCGCAAAAGCCTTGTCCTGGGCTATGGCATAAGGCAGCACCAAGTCCCGCAGATTTACCTTGGCAAGCTCATCTGGGTTGTCAGCCAAGCTCTGCATCTTCTGCTTTGCCAGCAACCTAAGCCCCTCGGCCATCTCAAACCCATCCACGGCAAGCTGTTTCCGACGTTCCTCCAACGGCTTGTCATTCCTAGCCCTTAGCGCGGCAATAGACGTAAAACTAAGCCCCGTAGCCCGAGCCACCGCCTCATACGTCTCCCCTCCTGCCAGCATCTCCAGAGCTAACGTAGCCTTAACAGGCTCACGCCTCTCTATGGCATTCACCCCCACCGTGGACGTAGCCACCGCTGTAGCCAACGCCGGAAGCACCTTCACCTTCCCACTCATGCCATCATAGCCACAATAGCAACAATAGCCACAACAAAAAGAAGGGCACAACCTACAGAAGCCACAAGAAGCGCATTCTCCTCTTCCCGCAGCCATGCCCCTACCTTCGCCCACCACGGCCTAGACGCCCTCTCCTCCTCCTCCATCCGATCCAACGCCTCGTTAGCCAAACACTCCCCTAACGCCACCCCCTCATCCTCCAACTTAGCCACCCGCTCATGCACCTCCCGATAGAGCTTAAACAGGTATTCAATGTCCCCGGCTGCCCGGTCTACCTTGTATCCTGCTGGGTTTCCTTGCGTTTTAAGAGCTTTCTTTGCCATACAGCCATCCTCACCCTCCCCACCCACCTTTGTCAAGCATAGCCCCCTTAAGGCCATATTTTTAAAAGACACACCCCCCTCCTTAAAAGACACCCCCCTTAGGCATTTTTTTACAGCTTGCCTAGACCCCTCTTAGGCATTTTTTTAACGGTGCATCTAACCGTCCTTTGGCACTTTTTTTAACGGTGACGTGGACCAATCCTAATCCTGCTCCCGATGGGCCCAGCTGACCCCTCCCCCCCCTAGTGGGACATATTGGCACAGTGACAGAATGGCACAGTACGTAGGGACACAATGGCACGCGACATATTGGCGCACTACGTAGGGACAATGTGGCATAGTGTACGGGCGATCACTAGTGTCCACCTGAACACGTGTCCACATGAACACTGCGACAAAATGGCACAGTACCTGGCGCAAGGGTAGCGTGCGGATCGGGCCTGACCTTGCGTGCGTTCGCGTGACGAGGGAAGGGCGGGGTGATGGGTTGAACTGACAGGTTGAACTGATGGGTTCGCCGATGCGATTGATCCGGTTGGTCCCAACGATCCGGCATCTTCCCACCTTGGGCCATGGGGTGATGCGCTTCCTCTCCGTGTTCCTTCCCTTCTTCTCTATACATTCTAGAGAGTGAAGGGGCGAGGATTCCGATCGCTTGCGCATGCATGCCGAAAGTTTGATTGCGTGTAAACCCTTGGGCTTGCTTGCACTTGCGAAGTATCTTTGCGATCGCGTGCGATTGTTATTGAAGCGGAGTGGGGCGCGTGCATTGTGAGCGGCATGAAACACGCCACCGCCCGCCTCGAACTCGCCGCCGCAATCGCCGCCGCCGACCGCGCTTTTCGGATTAGCTTCGCGGAAAAGCAAGTCGCCGCCGCTCGGAGCTTTCTTTACTACGTCGGCGGGCCAAGCGCCGAGGCCCGCCTCGAAGCGGCCTTGGCTTCCCGCGCTTCCCTTTCATCCCGCTAACCCCCAACCCAACCCAACCCATGAACTCCTCCAAAAAAGAAAACGCCCGTGTCGCCGCCTTCTACGAGCTTCCGGCGGCCCTCACCGCTCGGGAAATCAACAACCTTTCGATGGGCGCTTTCGCCAACCACTCGTTCACGGACACTCGCGGATTCCACGTCACCAGCATGTCGGACTTCGGGTTCCAGCTACGCAAAGGAGACCGCATTGAAAACGTGAACACGGTGACGAACACCGACGAGTTGGACCACCTGTTCGCCGTCGCGCCGCAAGCTGACCCCACTTGGTAACCACGCAACCCTCAACCAACCCAACCCATGCAACCCAACCCAACCGCCAGCCAGACCCGCCAGCCATTCGTGCCCAACGCCCGCCAGCCGTGGGAGTCCGCCCTTGGATACCGCGAGCGTATGCGCTCGGAGCGTCGCAATCCCGATTCCGTTGCCCGCCAAACCCACGCCGCGCACCGCGCCTCCTTCGTTTTCGCCCGCTAATCCCAACCAACCCACAAAATGCACACTCTTACACACTTGACGCGCATTTCAGGCAACGCTAAGACGGGGCCGATCCCCGTTTCTACTTCGTCCGCCGAAACATGCCCGCCTTCATGCCCCTTCAAAGCTAAGGGTTGTTACGCGGCGAGCGGCCCCTTAGCAATGCACTGGCGCAAGGTGACAAGCGGGGGCAACGGCCTTTCGTGGGAAGATTTTTGCCTGGCCATCGCCGGATTGCCACGCCAAACCCTTTGGCGGCATAACCAAGCGGGCGATTTGCCCGGCCTTGGCGAGTGCATTGATGCAAGCGCGCTTGGCCAACTCACAAAGGCAAACCAAGGCCGCAAAGGTTTCACGTATACACACAAGCACGCGACCACTGAAAACTTGGAGGCAATCCGCAGCGCAAACGCGCAAGGCTTTACGGTCAACCTTAGCGCAAACAATCTGGCGCACGCGGACACGCTAGCGGACACGCAATCCGGCCCCGTTGTGGTTGTGCTTTCGGCCGATCTTGCCCGTGAAAAAGTAAACGGCGAGTGGGCAGAAACGCCAGAAGTGTATCGCGAACGCACGCGGGGAATTTCAACGCCGACAGGCCGCAAAGTGATCATTTGCCCCGCAACGTACCGCGATAACGTGACGTGCGCTTCTTGCGGGTTTTGTCAGCGTCAACGTTCTGCAATCGTGGGCTTTCCGGCCCACGGGGCGGCAAAGCGGCATGTTTCTGCGCTTGCCGTCGCTATTTCAGTCTAAAACAACCCAAACAACCAGGAAAACAAATGAAAGCACAAATGACAGCAGCGCAATCTGCGCTTATTTCAGACCTAGCGAACGATCTCAAGCCAACGGTTGCCAAGATCGAACGCTCGATCCCTACTACTAGGGGCCATTATGGGCGGTACGGTTCCCTTTTATCGCAACTTAGCAATGGAAACGCCACTAATGCGGCGATCCTACTGCTTGCTCTGATAGAAGCGGGCGCCAACGCGCAAGGGGCGAAAGACGGCTTCAAAACGTTTTGCTAATTCCTGAAAAATGACGCTTCCCACTATTCACACAAACGGAACAAGTGCCCGCGAACTTGCCAGAGGCTACTCTAACGCCCGCTTGGCTGTCCAAGAAGCTATTGAAATTCTGTCCAAGGTTGAGTTTAATGCCCGCGATTATTACCCGCAAGGGCAGGATGCCTGGAATGCGGCTGTAAGGGAGCGAAGCGACACGTTTGACAAGTTGCGATCCGTTACTGGCGAACTTTACGCACTAGAAGAACATTGTTGCAAATCTATCAAATGAAATCCTTTGCGTTTCTTTTCGCGTTTGCCATTACTGCGCAAGCCGATCCGCCCGATAGCTTTTTCCGCGCTTTGCATTTAGTCGAAACAAGCGGGCGAACAGGCCCGATCCTTGGCGATGGGGGCCGGGCATTGGGGCCGTTGCAGATTCATAGAGGCTATCACAAGGACAGTGGGATCGCGGGCGATTATTCGCGCTGCTCTGATTTGGCCTATTCACGGCGCGTTGTCAGCGCCTATTTGAAACACTACGCGCCGAAAGCTTGGCGCAATGGGGACGTTGCAACGCTTGCCCGCGTCCACAATGGCGGCCCAAAGGGGGCAAGCAAGCGCGCAACGCTCACTTATGCGGCCAAGGTGCGCCGTCTATCGCTTCGCCCGTGAAATCGTCTTAAAACGCAAGGAAACGGCCCCAAGCGCAATCTTGGGGCTTTTTCTTGCCCGGCTTGCCCGCTTTGCCCGCGTCAATGCTTGGCCTGTCGTTTTCCGCGCCTTGTCAGGCTTTGCTTTGCCCGCTCTGCCCGCCGTTCGTGCTAAAATGCGGCCCGATCCCGCCCATGGCCTACTATTCCCCAGTTTCGACACAAAGGGCCGTAGATTTGGCCGGGATCGATGCTGCCTGCGAGGTGGCGTATTGGTTCGCCCGCAATTATCCCGAAGAGCGCGAGGATCGCCTGGCGCAGATCGATAGCCTGCTGGACGTTCGCCTGCTGATAACGTCGGGCCGCTATCCCTGAAGATTGCCCAAGGGGGCGTACGGGCCAATGGGCGCAAACTAGGGCCAATGGCTTGACAATCGGGCAATAGTCCCGATCCTCGCACTCGGTTGTTTTGTGTGGATTGCATCAAGAGCCCGGTCCTTAGGTGGGCCGGGTTTCTTGTTAGCCAAGTTGACAAAACGAAAAGCGGCCATGATAGAGTGGCCCTTGTCAGTTGTGCGGGGTGGAATCCGCGACAAAGCTTTTGTCAGTTATAGGAAAGCCCGGTCGAAATCCACCTTCGCCGGGCTTTTTCTTGCCCGCTGACCGCACCCGCGAAGCGTCACGGGGAGAAGGGCCGCAAGTTGCCTCTACTGGCAAGCGTGCGGACAATCGGTGGGGGAGGCGTTGAACGCTAGGATGATTTAGTCATCCGATTCCCATCCCCATAAACAGCGTGTCGCAAGACAGTGAGCCGAGGAAACCCGTGTGCAATAGGCGCATCCGAGCGGGCTCCTCATGTAATGCCGGAAACCTCGCCTCTAAAAAACAGAGTTGTTTTCTCGCTCATCTCCTACGGTGGGGGTGAGCTGTATCCGTTTGCCTACATAAAATCCAGAGTGTGTTTCCTATGGGTATTAGGTACTTACGCCAACTAAGGGAATACGAAAGGAGTCAAGCATAATTCGCGGAAGAAAGATCGGGGAACAATGCGAATTTGCTTGTAGGGAAAGAACACGCGACTCAGGGTGGGAACGTGCAACAAACAACCAAACACAACTTGCTTGAGGATATGCTTGCCGCGTATTCCCGCGCCCTCCGGCATCACACGCTTTGCGCTGATGCCTTCCGTAAATATCGAAACGCGACATTCCGCCAATCGCTTATTGCTTCCGCTTCCAGCGTTCGCTGGTGGAAGGCTTATATCATCAAATGGGGGAAAATCTGATGAGTTTCCAATATAACGACAGGTCCGACATTCCAGGCCTCTTAGACATGGTACGCAGGGGCTGCGAGAGGCTTTACAGCCTCGGCAGCGCAGACAAGCCGGGCGCGTTCAAATCGAACAAATTTGGCAGGATGACGGCCTGCCAGCGGGATGAGGCCCTTCTATTGGGCATGGACGGTTTAATGGACAATGCGTCCATTGCCAAGCTAATCGGCCACACGCCGAGCGCGGTGAAAAAGCTATTCTCCCGCAGCGGCATAAAGAGTAAAGAGAGTCGCGGGTGCAAAAAAGGCACCTCTTGGAGATTTAGTAAATTCAAGCTGGTCTCGAAGACAGTGAAACAGCGATCCTTGCGCCTAGCTCGGGCTGGCCGCGCCGAGCGCAAACAAACCCTGCACCTCCCGCCCAAATGAGAACCAAACCATCTATTGCCGAGCTAGTCGAAAGCTACCTCATTGTTGGCATCCCAAAGCGCAAGGCCGTGCGCTACATCGTCTCCGATAACATGGCCGGGCCACGCCGGGGCCAAGGGGCCAAGGCCGCGAAGCGCGAGGCGAAGATGCTGGAGCACAGGCTTGCGGCTGCCTGGAGCTTCGAGGACGCATTCAACGGGGGGAAAAGTGCGTGAGTTGGCACTTTTCGCGGGCGCTGGTGGCGGCATACTTAGCGGGCACCTCCTCGGATGGCGAACAGTTTGCGCCGTTGAGTGGGAGCCCTACCCCTCAGGCGTACTTATCGCCCGACAGAATGAAGGCTTTCTTGCGCCTTTCCCGATTTGGGATGACGTTCGCACCTTTGACGGATGCCCTTGGCGAGGCCGTGTTGACGTGGTTTCTGGCGGGTTTCCCTGCCAAGACATTTCCGCAGCCGGAAAGGGCGCAGGAATCGACGGAGAACGCAGCGGATTGTGGCGAGAAATGGCCCGCATCATTTGCGAGGTTCGACCCCGTTTCTGCTTCGTGGAAAACAGCCCAATGCTCATTTCACGAGGACTCGGAACAGTTCTCGGTGACTTGGCCGCGTTGGGGTATGACTGTAAATGGGGAGTGTTTGGAGCTTCAGAGGTTGGTGCTCCCCATAAAAGAGAACGCATCTGGATCGCTGGCCGCTGCGCCAGACCAGACCAGACCAGACCAGACCAGACCAGACCAGACCAGAAATGGCCAACGCCTACCACAAGTATGGCCAAAGGCACAAGCATGAAAACATTGACACGCAAAACAGGGAAGTCCCGCAGAAACGACCGGCTGGATCATGCGGTGTTATTTCGCCAGACAATACCGACACCCAATGCGAACGAAGACAGCTACCGCTTGAATGGATTGACCCAACAGAGCAACAGCTTGGGGGCAATGGCCAGACGAGAGGCGATTGCTGGCGGAACCAATGGGCAACTGAACCCGACGTGGGTCGAGTGGCTGATGGGGTGGCCGCTCGGGTGGACAGACTTAAAGCCATTGGAAACGGCCAAGTTCCAGCAGTGGCAGCACTCGCATGGACAGCCCTTTCAGGCGCGGCTTGATGCAACTAAAAAACTAACATGAGCAACCTAATACGACTCCACGGCAACGGGCCTCTCGTTTCCGCCGAAGTGGACGCGATTCTTTGCCACTGGAGAGCCACCTACCGGATCAGCATTGGCAAGAGCATTGACGCGGCAATCCGCTTCTGCGCCAGCCATCCCGATTTCTCGATCCAGGCACC